CCTGCTATTGTACATCACGATGGTACAAGCCGAGTGCAAACAGTTGCACGAGACGGATCAGGAATAAGAGAACTGCTAGAGAAATGGTTTGTCATGACCGGATGCCCCATGTTGCTCAATACCAGTTTAAACATACGTGGCGAGCCCATGGTTAATGACCGTGCGGATGCTGATCGATTTGAAAAGTTATATGGTATACGGGTGTGCTCATGAGAATAACCACTGTGAATTTGTCAAACAATAATCGTATATTTTTACTCAGTGATTTTTTTGATACGCAAATAGCCAACGATTTATTAAATTTATTTCGACGTTTCGATAGCGATCCAGATTCCTGGCACTCGCCAGATACATTTGGGCATAGATCTGGCAGATACGTATACAAAGGTTCTGATCCAACATTTGATCAAGTGTTTAAGTTGGCCGGTTCTCAACAGATGATGGACCAAATGACCAGCATGTCGGGAAAAAAAGTATTTTTTAAAGGAATTGAGTTATGGACCGATCTTCCGGGATATACTATTATACCGCATAAAGATCTAGATATTTACGATCATGGCTGCCAAATATACATAACAGATACACCCAATGAATCTCTTGGCACTACTTTTTATGAAGACCCGGCTAGAGTGTTACTTCAATTGCCTTATAGACATAACTTTGGGTATAGTATGGATAAGACTTCAGAAATATTGCACGGACTTTCTAGTTCGGTCCCTGAAAACTTTTTACGTCACAGCATATACCTAAGGTACAAGCAATTATGAGAATTTTAATAATGGGTCTACCTGGAGCAGGTAAAACTACTTTAGCTAAACAATTACAAACACAATTAGATCTATGCAATAAAAAAACTGTGTGGCTTAATGCCGATCGTGTTAGACAAGAATATAACGACTGGGATTTTAGTGAAGCAGGGCGTATACGACAAAGTAAACGTATGCGAGAATTAGCAGACCGATTAGATAGCGATTATGCAATTGCTGACTTTGTGGCACCCCTTGTCGAAATGCGTGACATATTTGCAGCCGACTTTACGGTATGGGTTGATACAATAGATGCTGGTAGGTTTGATGATACTAATCGAGTATTTGTGCCACCGGAAAAATACGATGTTAGGGTCAGTACCCAAGATTCTGATAAATGGCTTCCTGTAATCCTGGAACAACTGGGCTTTGTTTACAAACGTCAGCAAGTCCAAGAGTTAACTCACGCCAACAACGATCAATAAACGATTGACTATAAAATAAATTGTAGTTATGGTCTAAGACTTCTTGCATTTCTGTTAACATACATTCTAGTTCATATAAACTCAATGTACATAAATCTGATAATACGTCCCCAATCATGCTCATACGTGCAATAGGATCTTCTATAGTGTCATAACTTTCGTTAATCCATTTATCAAATGTTCGAAATCCATAACTGCGTAGGTACGCTAAATTATGTGCAGGCCCAACAAGTATAAATGGCATTCTACTAACAATGGGTTTAAATATCTTTTCAGTCAAATGACATTTGCGTTCCCAATAACAAGTTTCTGTTACAACATATATAAAACTTGCTTGTGATTCTTTTACTGCACTCAATACAAAACTGCTGTTAGGTATAAATTGTTGTTCTAAATAATCAATTCGTAGCGGCAACGCGGCGTGGTTGATATTGGCAATGGCTTCAGCAGCAACCGCTTCATTGATTAATTTTTTATCAACTGCATCTGCAAGATTTTTTGTATAATGCTGATTGTTGTCTGGACAAACATCACTGTAACTTACGTAGCCCTGGTCTAGTATATTTCTCTTTATTAATTCACTGATAAATAAACTACGATACACTCTAAGATTACTTGTCAATCGATTAAATGAGATAAATTTCTTTTTGAGTTTTCTTTGATTGGGTGCAATTAATCTTGCATCGAATTGAATACCCCTAAACCAATCGTGTGTCGCAAACACATGATGAAAATAATAAACTACGGAACATTTATACCTGGTGCGAACTAGATCAAGAGTTTCACTATTTTTTTCGGTTGTGACCAAAATAAAATCTTGACCTTGCATATAATTGTTGCATACATAATCCAATAACTCAAAATTAAATTCGCCTAGTATGGGTTCTTGATCATAAAATAAAAATAACGGCCCTCGATTGCCGGGCCAAAAACCCAGTCGGTATTCCATCAATGGTTCTATGTTTTCTGGACGAGTTGACCCATAAGGCATTAGGTAAAGCATCCTGGGATCTGTTATAATATTGTTTAAATAATGAAAAATATTTTCGTAATGACTGTTGAGATTGTACATGTTTGATGTTTTTTATTCGGGACCAAAACCAAATTTGTTTGCGTTTGAGCGCCCTGCTCGGAACTTGGCGGATGCTCATCGACAGAGCAGAACCGAGTATTACTGGTTTATTTATGGTGGTAATGATTACACTGGATTTGATTTTGATTACATGCCATTACCATGGCAAAGTCAATACACACACGTTTGGCCGGATCAACATCAAATAAACGGTAATGTTTATTTAACAAACAATGCCAACAACTGTTTACACTTTATGCCAGGCCCAGCAGTGCATCGACTGCCTGTAAAAGAATATTGGGATATACCCGACTACATAGATCCCAACAGTATTGATTGGCGCTGGAGCCCAAACACACTAGATCCTCCGCTGAATTATCATTTTCCGGTAAAATGGAATTGGGAAAATGTTGGTGGTCCAGTATACCGAGTGCCCGGAGCCGAAGGCGACAAATATCTATATGACTTTGTAACAACCACACGAGTGGACATGACCAATTGGCATGTACCGACAAATATAGACCGTGATAGTTTTGACTTTTCTTGGACGCCGCATCCGCGAGAAGAACCGTACATATACAAATTTCCTACTAAATGGAACAATGAAGGCGGTCCCGAGTATAACGTGCCCGGTGCGGTAAAAGAAAAGTACATGACCGAACAACATGCTGATACCGTGGTAGACTTGACCAATTGGACAGTGCCCGAAGAAGTAGATCAGTCTTCTGTAGATTTTTCTTGGGTACCACACCCCAAAGATCCACCTTACATATATCACTTTGGTACTGAGTATCAAGCCAGTGTTGGGCTTACCTACACTGTGCCGGGTGCAACAGAAATTAAATTTGCAGGACCTATTCCGGTGATAGGCGAACAAACTGCATTAACTGAACTTGATATATTTTTCATTGACAAAGGCAATTCTACCAGCGAAGCCAGATTTGAATATCTTAATAAAAATCATAAAGTAACACGAGTAAGATATGCCAACACGTTATTTGACACAATACGGCGTTGTGCCAATAGAACAACCACTGCTAAATTTTGGATTGTCAGCAGCGAATACAGTTATGAAGAATTTGATTTTTATTGGCACGCTGAACCTTGGCAACAGTTTATGACTCATGTGTTTCCCAGCCAGCACAATAAATGGAGCGATACATTTTTAATAAATCGTTACGAATTTGATCGACACAGCACCTGGGCAAAAAGTTTAGAAGAATTTCCCAATTTAAACTTTGTAACAAATCAATCGGTGGTAAAAACCAATCCCACTGCCGATATCTATTATATCGATCATAACAATCCCAAAAGCGAAGAAAATCTAGATTGGTTAAGAAATATAAAAAGTCGAGACATCATACGAACACGTTTTGTAGGTGAATATTTAGATGTTTTAAAACGCATTGCAAACACAGCCGAAACTGAATCAGTTTGGGTTATAAGCAGTTTATGCAAATATACAATTTTTGATTTTACCTGGGAACCCGAGCCCTGGCAACGGGAAATGATACATTGCTGGTCCAGCAATGGGCAAAAACGCGGTGATACATTTTATATACATGTTGAATCTTTTCGAAAACAAATGGTTGAACTTGAGTTGTTGGATTGGTTCAATGTTATTAATTATGTTGACCACCCAACAGTTGAACGATATCCTACACCCGTACATTATTATCAAGGTGATGATTTAATCACCGAGATTAAAAACTATGATTTTAAAACTCCTTATGCGGTATTTACTAACCAACCCGATTTGAGTTTGACCTCATCCAATTGCTTGTGGAGCAAAAAGGATCGCACTGTAGTGCGAGCAACTAGGTCGGGGGCAACTTGTATAGTTCCTAGAGATGTTAAACAATATTTAAAAACACAATTGTACGATTATCCTTATCTAGACAAATATTATCACATAAACGAATATTACAACAATAAAACCATTACTGGGATAGATATTGTCTATATCAGTAACGGCGAACCCGATGAGGAGAAGTGGTACGATACGCTATGCTATTTGTCTAATAACACCGGTAGTGACATAAAATGGATACGTGGAGTCAATGGGCGCACTGCTGCTTACCAAGCAGCTGCTAGAGCAAGTACTACCCCGTGGTTCTTTGCAGTATTTGCCAAAATAGAAGTTGATGTTCATTTCCCTTGGCGAGAATGGATGCCGGACTATTGGCAAGAGCCCAAGCACTATATCTTTAATGCACGTAATCCTGTTAATGATTTAGAGTATGGACACCAAGGTGTAATAGCATACAACAAACGACTTGTGTTGGAAAATAACAGTCCGGGAATAGACTTTACGCTATCACAACCACACGAATCGGTGCCAATATTGTCTGGAACAGCACATTTTAACCAGGATCCTTGGATGACATGGCGTACTGCATTCCGTGAAGTAATAAAGTTGAAACACTTTGATGCCACGGCACCCACAGTGGAAAACACACATAGACTTGATGTGTGGTGCACTTGTGCTGAGGGAAAATATGCAGAATATTGCCTAGCGGGTGCTCGTGATGCGGTTGCGTATTACGATGAAGTGGGTGGGGATTATGAGCAACTCAAACTATCATTTGAGTGGCAGTGGCTACAAGAAAGATTTAAAAATGCAATATAAAAATATAATAACTAGACATTGTATTAATACCGATATACTAATATACAATCACGACAATAATACACAAGAATATAAAAATACCTACAATCATTCAGAGTTGTGTGAGATGATTAATTTTTGGAAAACCATGCTGGTTGAAAAATATAATGTAACAAAAGGTCAAACAATTTTACTCAATTGTGGGCCCAACATATATTACTACTCGGTGTTATTTGCTGCTCTTGAGTTGGGATTAATTCTAATAGTGGACTTACCAAGAGCCTATGCAGAATCCGACCTGCACAGTTACAACATGAATATACACGGAAAAATTGATTATATAATTACACAAGAATCCTACTATGATCCAAATTCTAAAATGTATGCATATTGGGATATTCAAAGAAATAAAAAATTATCCGATAATATTATTTTTCAAGAAGACTGCGATAGATATAAAATCAAAAGTAATTTGTTGTATGAACAAATGAAAAATCAAATTGATGCCACGCCAGAATCAATTTTCCTATACTCGGCCAGTAGTGGCACTACAGGAAACCCAAAGAAAATTATAAACAGTCATCGCAAAGTTTATTTCATGGCTGAACGAATGGCAAGATTATTAAACTTTGAATCCGATAATAAAGTTTTGCACACTAGAAATATGCATCACGGCGCTTCCATTGCATATCATTTCTTGCCAGCGTTTATGAATAGCAAAGAGCAGTTTACATATACAGATATAACCCCGCCTAATCAAATAAAATTTATACAAGAAAATAAAATTAATAATTTATTTTTATATACACAACAAATGCTAGAAGATTATTTGACAAATACTCCACGTGTTACCCACACAGTCAAAATCAACACGTTGTTTAACATCACATTAGAATCAGCCAAATTGGTCAAAGATAAAAATATTCAATTTATTAAATCATTGTTTGGTGATACCACAATCGGGCAGGGATTTTTTTTAAAACATGTTGATCGATACACTGATTTAACAACATACGATGTCGCGAATCAAGGAAAACCACTTGATGACAAATTTGGTATAGCAGTTATTGAAGGAAAATTACATATCAATATTCCTGAATTGGGAGAAGACTGGAAAACCAGCAATGACAAATTTGATGTAATCAATGGCGATTACTATTTTAGAGGACGTAGTAACAAATATAGAATAAATGAAGAATGGGTTGACCAATCTGAGATTGAAAGTAAAATTACCAAATACTTCGGTGCTGACGCCAATTTGGTAATTGATGCAGAAAATGAAAAAATTTATCTAGCAATTTGGAGAGAAAACAATGATGCTGAACTGTTATTAAATAAGTATTTTAAAGAATCGTATACAAATGTTGGTATAAATTATGTCATGCAAGATCAAAATAAAGAAATTTATTTTGCCAGTAGAAAATTAGATTACAATAAAATTAGAGAATATTGTAGAAGCAAATTAAAGGAACTCCAGTGAAAAAAATTTTAATCTGTTTATTGATTGCAACAAGCACATTGCTATTTGCTAAAGATTTTCCATCATCTACAATAACAATAATTACTTCATTTCCTGTAGGATCGGGTCCAGATAGTTATACAAGAGCATTAACTCAATCTCTAGAAGAAATATTAAAAGTTCCAGTTGTATTGGAGAATCGACCGGGTGGCAACGGATCAGTATCGTTACAAGAATACAAAAATCGTGTAGCAGATGGATACTCTATTTATTTCACTGATCCCACAGTGATCAATGCCTATCCATTGGTATACGGAAAATCAGAGTTGATTAAAAATCTAACAGTATTGACTGCATCAACATCAAGTGATTTGATGTTGATATCATCAACTGATATAAAGAATATACAAGAATTACAAGATCTGATCAAAAAACATCCGTATTATGGGTCTTGGGCCATAGGCTCAACTGGACATATTTTTAGTTCGCAGTTTGCACAATATTTAGGAATTGACGCTACACATATTCCGTACAAGGAATACAGTACTTGGTTAATAGACGTATCAAATAAACAATTGTCTTTTAGTTTTGTAACCTTGGCCTCCGGGAAAGCATTGGAAAAAGCAGGAAAAATTAAATTTTTAGCAATAGCATCGCAACACAGAGATGCTGACTATCCTGATGTACCAACACTGGATGAATTTGTTGGCAAAAAAACAAATATCAATGGCCCAAAAACAGGTGCTGCCTTTTACATTGATAAATCGGTTCCACATGATATACAACTAATTCTACGTAATGCATTGAATTCCGCGTTTAATACTGAAAACGTTAAAGAATCTATTGCGGTAAAGAATTATAAAAAATGGAATGCTTCTGAATTAGATCTAAACGATGATGCCGAACGATACAGATTATTAATTAAAAAATTAAATATCAATGTTGGCATTAACGGAAGTACTCTCGAATAGTCCTAACTACTCGTTCAACTTCGCTATCGTATAACTCGGGGTAGATTGGCAGTGACAAACATTCCCGAGTAAATCTATGACATTCCCACCCATCATCGCCTGTTGGGCCACCCGGGGCATAACTCCTGCCCACAAACTCCTCATACAATGCACGAGTGTATGTTGGTTTGGATTCTATATCATTATAATCCAGATGTTTCTTTAACTGCATTCTATTGGGCACACGTATAACATACTTGCTCCAAGCATGCGTGGTACCCGGAGTAGCCACTGGAACTTCAACCAATCCTTGTAGTTCCCGTGTGTAGTAATCGGCAATTTCAGTACGACGTGCTTGCCATTTATCAAAGTGTTTGAGTTTCATGGTCATAATGGCACAGTCGACTTCGCTCATTTTGCTGTTAATGCCTGGCATCTCGTGTCCGGTATGTTTGCCATTGTCGCGTAAATTTTTAATTAACTCGTATACTGTGATATCATCAGTTAGTATCATGCCGCCCGAACCAAAGTTGTTCAAGTTCTTTGTGGGATCAAAACTCAGTACACTGACATCGCCCATCTTGCCCGAAGGAACTCCATTAAAACTGGCACCAAAACTCTGCGCTGCATCTTCAATAACTCTAACCTGTTCACTGCCAAAAAATTGAGTCATTATTTTAAAACGGTCCCAGTCCACAGTGTTACCAAAAAGATTAACGTACATAACAGTTTGAATCTCAGATCCCATTGCTTGGTCGGCTCGTCCCAAGTCCATTAACCCACTTGGGTCTACATCACAGATTTGTATATTTGCATACTTGGACAGTATCGCAGAGTTCATGGTAGCAATATAACTAACTGCGGGTATTAAAAGACCTGATTTTTCGCCGGAAAATAAACATTTTAGTGCAAAAACCAAGCCGGTAGTGGCACTATTGACTGTTATGGCATAATTGCGATTTAATCGATGAGCTATTTCAAGTTCAAATTTTGTGGTATAATCTCCGTCCAAAACTCGTCCGGTACTTAACACAGTGTCGGTTATGTCCAGTACTTCCTGTTTTAAGTTTTGGTATTGGCGATCAACGCCATACATCTTTATAATTTTTGTTGCCAATATACACTCTCTCGAAACCATTTGTGATAACGTTTAAAGCCTTCTTTGATGTTTATTTTAGGGTCGTATCCAAGTTCCTGTCGTGCCCGATCGATATTTAATCGGCCTCTACTGGGAAAGTGCGGATCTTTGTCTTGTATGTCTATCTTGCCCCGGCCCACAATCTTGATACATAGTGCAGCTGCATCTAACAAGGTAATCTGTTTACTAGCACATCGCGTCATGTTGTACGTATTACCATTAGCTTCTGTTTTGCTAGCAGCCAATGCAATGCCCTGTGCAACATCATCTACATGAGTAAAGTCTAATGATTCGTTTGCCCCACGCACTGTGATTGTTTGGTCACGCATTGCTGCAAGCATGAACTTTGACACTACTCTATCTTCGACATCATATTCACCATATACAGCAGAGGGCCGTATGATAACGTGATCAAAAGCGCCACGACGAGCATAATCTTCAACAAGTTTTTCTCCCATATATTTCATAATACCATACTGCCCTGCAGGACGGCATTCGGCAGTTTCTCGAACACCATCTTGAAAGTCGCCATACACCATACTGCTACTAACATAAACAAACTTGGGTATTTTATAGTCTTTGGTCCATTCTAATAGATTAATTAACCCAGTGCCCATAACATCTGCTCCCCAAATGGGATTTTTTGCAAATACTTTTTGCCTAGGGAAACTGGCAAGGTGCACAACTCCAGCAAAGTCAAAACTGCCTATAACACCTTTTACACCCGCATGATCTCGTAAATCCACATGATGGATTCCGGCTCTAATACGCCGATTGCGTTCTCTTTTTAAGTAATCTAATTCTTCTTTATTGACAAATCCATAGTCAGTGATACTGTCCATTATGATGCATTCGTAGCCCATTTGTTCTAAGGAACGTACTACATTGTGTCCTATAAAGCCCGCCCCGCCAGTTACAAGATATCTCATATAAATTTATTCTTAGAATAATTGCTTAATTTTAACAAACTTTCGTAGTCAATTGAATTGATAAATTCGGTGTAGTCAAAAGATCGATATTGGTCTAGTAAATTAAATTTTATTTCAAAATCCAATAACTTTGATAATTTTTTTGTATTGTTTTCAATTGGTATTTGTTGCGTTATATTTTTCAATGCTTGATCTAACAATCTAGAGTCGGGTGTAGTTTTGTTGACTAGCAAATAAAGATCCCATAAAAAATCAAAATCGTTTAGTGCAGAAAAGTCAATCCAGTAATCATACTTTGCTTTATAATTATACACTATTTTGTCACGTTTAATCAAGTCTTTTATAAACATATAGTGTTGATCCAGCGAGTCATCTAATCTTACTTCGGGCCCATTTTTAACAATGTGGTTGTGTGCTATTTGAATATAATTAACAGCATTAAAATTGGCATCTATTCTAATCTTAATTGACTCATTGCTATTTAAAAAATCAAAAGAATTTGGAAAATGTATCTTTGTATAATTGAATTTTGGACTATGTACTGCAAAATTATCCCTCTCAGATATATTGTCGAGCAAAAATCCGCCAAGGAAATCGCCTCTTGCTCCTGGCGGAAAGTGCATCATAATCATACTGCCATTTCCGCAGTAATAGCCGCATGCGATTTGTAGCCTAATAATTTTATATCTGCCATAGTAAACCGATCTATGTCTTTAACCTCGGGATTGAGCCATAGTTGTGGCGCAGGTAAGGGTTCACGTTTCAATTGTTCATTTACCTGCTCAATGTGATTAAGGTAGATGTGAGCGTCGCCGAGAACGTGAACAAACTCTCCTACGGCAAGATCGCACACTTGAGCGATCATATGCGTTAACAAGCTGTAGCTTGCCACATTAAATGGAACCCCTAAAAACATATCACAACTTCGTTGGTACATTTGGCAACTGAGTTCATTAGGGCCATTCTGTACATGTCTTACACTGAACTGAGCCAACACGTGACAAGGAGGTAATGCCATTCGATCTAAGTCAGCAACATTCCATGCCGTTAGTATGTGTCTGCGACTGTATGGATTGGTTTGAATATCAGTGATTAATTGTGATAATTGGTCTATCCCATTCCAATTGCGCCATTGCACTCCGTAGACTCGACCCAAGTCTCCAGAATACTGTGCCTTGGACTTCCAATAAGGTGCTTCGGCATTGGCAGTCCAAATGGTGTCTTTTGGAGAGTTTCTATCTCCATGTAAGATTTCCCGTAGGCGTCGTTCGTCCCCTGAACCTTCAATAAACCAAAGCAGTTCGCTGACAACCGATTTCCATGCCAGTCGTTTTGTAGTAACTGCTGGAAAACCTTGTCTTAGATCGTATCGTTGTTGTAAGCCAAACAGGCTTATAGTGCCTGTTCCGGTGCGATCTTGTTTTACAGTTCCTTGTTCAAGAACTTGTTTTAGTGCAGATAGGTATTGGTGCATAGATTAGATTATAATTGATTATGAATTAAAAAACAAATTAAATGGAATAAATATTAGTGTAGTTCGCGGACCGTATAAAAAACGTATTATATAGATCTTCTAAAGACTGATTCGTAAACAACAAAAGTACAGTCATCTTCCGGGGCAGCACTTGCACTACGCATTAATCGCCCTGACAAAAATGATTTAAGATTAATTTTTGTGTCTGCACGATAAGAACCTTTGATGTGTGTCAAGTATATTCTGTCATAAATGCTTTCGCATTTTTCTAATACATCAGCACCACCAATAACCCAAATAGTTCGATCAGGGTTGGCTTGTTCTAATCGTAATATCTCGTTCACAATATCGCCCTGAATTTGATGCACACTATCTGCGATCATTCGATTACTGATCACATAAACTGTCCTATCAGGCAAGGGTTTGGGCATTTTGGGGTCATCATATGTGCGACGACCCATTACCACAATGTCACCTTCAGTTAGTTGTTGAAAATGTTTTAAGTCAGCGGAATTATGGGGCCAGGGCAAAGTGCCTTGGTAACCCATGCCACCGAACATGTCGGCAGCAAAGATTGCATTTATCATAGATCTTTAAGTATTTTGTCTGTGTACGGTTGTACAGTTTTTGCCACACTGTCTACACTGATGTGAAAGTCCACATCTGATATGTACATGTCTAACTGAGCAAGTTTTTTGTTGATAATTTTTTCCAATTGTTCGGGATCAACTCCCTCACTGAGCAGTTGCTCAACATTAACTTCCACAGTGGTGCCATCTTTTAAATTGACACATATATCTTTAAGAACTGTAACGGGAACTTGTTCTTTAACGATTTCTTTAAGAAGTCGTTCCCATTTGTCCTTGCTGTTTAAATTAAGCCGCCGACTTCTCGGTTGCTTTGGCTTTTTTGGCTCTTGTTGGTTTGACATTTTTCGCAGGGGATAAATCATTTGCTTCCGCTTCTAATCTCTTTGCTTCGGCAAGTAATTGCTCTGCTTGCTTCTTCATTGTTTCAGCTTGTGAAATTCGTTGTTGTGCTAGATGCTCGTCAGTCAATACTGCATCATCTGGTATAACACCTTTTACATATGCTGCTGCGGTAGCAGTTGGATCAACTGCTTGATTGGTTCTGCTCAGGCTGGCGTTGTTTGGTGGCATTCCAACTTCGCGACCTTCTCGAACACGTTTCTTGGGTTGCATTCCGGCTTCTCTGTCAATATCGGCAAGGCGTTTTAGTGCTTCGTCACCTTTGTCCATTTCGTCTAGGATGCCATTTAGTTCATCTAAACGAACACTGGATTTCATTGTGGGTGTAATTAAAACTTGACTGGTTGGAACCTTTTTAATAAATCCCTCGCGGTGTAAAACTTCCAACGCATTGCGCCCGTCATTCAATGTTGTACGGAATAGTACATCACTGAAATCCTTGGCATTTTGTCCAATTGGGCTTTCCAATTGCTTCATTACTTCGTCATGAATCATTCTCGGAAGAGTATCACTATATAGTACAAGCGCCATATGATCTTCATTAGGCACCTTTCTCCATAGTAGTACAATTTTTTTACTGTTGTGTTTACCAACGTGCTTGATCATGTTAATTTCCTTGTGCGGCTGTATCTGCTGCCGGTGCAGGTGTGTCAGTTTCGGCTACAGGTGCAGCTGGTTGTAGTGCACCGCTGGCTTGTAGGAATGTAATCAAGCGACTGTATAGTCCGCCAATTGCTTCCATTTCTTCGGGTTTGATTGCACCACGTTGGCTAGCAAGTTGAATTACTTGTGCGGCCAACATTAGATCCTGCAATTGCAATTGTGGTGCAGTTGCAGGGGGAGGTGTATCCGGGGTTTGATCTTGAGTCTGATCTGTCATTGTGTCTCCTAAATAAACAGTTACATTTATTTAACTCAACACCAATGACCGATAAAATTTTATTTACGAAATATCAGTGTCGTGACTATTGATTTGATCTAGCACAAGAGCAAACATACTGGCTTCCCCGGCAATTTCAAATCCGGCTCTTTTGGAAAAATGCACTTGATTATCAGTGTTTTTGAAATAGTGATCATCCATGTAAAATCTACCCGCAAGATTGCTCCAGATCCAGTCTCGAATGGTTTTATCTGTGGTCCTTAGATCAAAGTCCACGGTTGTAAAATGAGGTGGGCAGTGTTCGAGTTCTCTAAGCCCAAACACTGCCAATGGGTTTACTTCCCCGTGTTTAAGCATCTTTGGTCACAGGAACTTGATGTGTTTCTAGCACTGCAATGCCTTCAACCTTTTCGTCAAATACTTCGGCATCGTTTACTTTGTCAACGGTGCTCTCGTCAACACCTTCAATCACTTTCCATTTTAGTTTATCGCTGGTGGTTTCTTCAGTAGGAAGAACCAGTCGATCCTCTAATGCTTCCATTGATTGTTGTACAAATACCTCGGTAATATTGTACTGTCTACTGTGTTGTGCGATTTCTACACTGCGTGCAAGATCGTCAAGCAAGTCTTCAAGTTGTAGAATACGTTTCTGCAAAGCCAGCAAGTGTGGCCTAGCAGTTTTAATACTCTTGACTTTGTTGGGATCGATAAAATCCATTTTATTCTCCTTTTCCTGCGTCTTCATAATGTGCATAAACCCCGAACTCGGGTTCAGCACTCTTGTTACCTTTGATAATCCAAACTGTGTCGCAATACTGTTCAACTTCGGCTGGACTCCAACTAAAGAAGCAGTAGTCAGTGAACATGATCAATTTTTTAGGCTCAATTTGATTTTCTTGCAACCATACCCAAACACAATGAGGGTCGGTGCCGCCGCCACCACCGGGATCAAAGCCTTCGATACTTTCTAAATTTTCGCTAGTAAAAACTTCTGAATTATGTACAGCAGTGTCCCAGCCACACACATGAATACGATATTCGTCGTATGTTTCCATGATACCCTTGATCTCGCTTAAAAAGATTTTTAAGTCTTGATCAGTGATTGAACCCGAAGTATCAATACCAATCACAACATCGATTTGTTCACCGGGCTTCATACCTGGCATAACTGCATCCATGTGCCATGCTCTACGACTTGGACGACTCCAACTGAAATCACTTTTCACTGTGCTTTGGATTTGTTGTTGTAACAATTCTCTCCAGTTCATGACTGGCTCAGTCAAGTCCTTGATCAAACGTTTGACCCCACCAGGCAAGCTGCCGGCACCTGCGGCCTGTGCAGATGCCAATACTGCTTCGCGAATTTCGTCTTTGATGGATTTGCGTTCATCTTCAGTCAACCGGGGACGGCCGGTACTTTTACCATCTTTCTCACTTCCATCACCATCACCCTCGCCATCATCACCTTCATCGTCCAAATGCTCGTCTAGTAACTGCTCAAGCAATTTATTGACATTGATTTTGTCGGCATTGGCATACAAATCGTCGTAGACTTCTTCGTAGCTCATTCCTTTGTATTTTTGATCATACAAGGCACTGGGAATTTTATCACCGACTCGTGCTTCTACCAAATCGTAATTGACACAATAGTCTGCGGCAATATTGCTCAACTTTGGATCTCTATGATCTCTACGTCCTAAGTGATCATAAACCGCATGCAACACTTCGTGCCCAACCAAGAACTCCAATTGCTTGAGCGGAAGGTTGTTTACAAATTCACTATTGTAGTAAAATTTGCGTCCATCGGTTGCAGCAGTGGCACACCAAGCATCGGCATTGATTATGCGCATACGTGTGGCCATGTTACCAAAGAATGGTTGCCTCAGCAATAAACCAATTCTGGCAGTGACCAATTTGTCAACTGCCGCGGCATCAACTTTGGGGTTAGTTACAGTAACTACGCCTTTTGCTTTGTCTGCTGTTGTATCTGACATATCTACTCCTTTACAATACTTATATTATAACATTGGCGCCATTTCTGCGCAACTTGCGAGTTGTATAAAAACAACACTATTGTGACCTCAATTTAAGCGCATTTTCCATGCCTGCTATGCCGGTATTTGGGGGAGGTATATCCTGACATACCGGTTCACCTTTTAATAGTCTAACAGTTTGGCAATCCTGCTTTCGTGCGTAACTGAGTGCATGATCTGTGGGACTGGAGCCGGTAGTGACAACCGATGCTGTGCTGGCGGCTCCTATGCCCAACATGGCTGGAGCGGTACATCCGGTTAACAGTGACAATAGAATAATATATCGCATAATCTTTGAAAAAGGGGCCTAAGCCCCTTTTTGTTTACTTGCCACCGGCTGCGATAATGTATTTGCCAAAACGCTTGTGGAACTCATCAAAGTTCTTGAGTTTACCGGGCACCAACGGTAAGCCATAAGTTGTTAACGCAACTCGTGCACCCATAACCACTAACTCAGTGCTGAAATTGTCCATAGCAAAGCGGAAGAAGTTATCAGCCATGGCATGCCAGTCTGCAATCTTGGCAGTCTTTAGTTTGGCATGAGCATCTTGTAACTCATAACACATGCTCACAATCAAACTGTACATGGCGCTGACTTCTTTGATCTTGAGTTCATTTACTCTACCGGCCAAGATGTCAGTAGGGTTGGGCATCTGTCCAGCAACTTTGCGGTGTGCCATGAACTTGACGCCCATGCCATCTCCCACAGTACCAGCAATCAAGTCGCTCAGTTCTGCATCGGTTGCATCCTCGTCGTACAAGAATTCGCTTACAAAACTCCAGGATCTTGGAGTAGCGAATGCACGACTTGCACTGCGTGGATTAAAGTCCATTAGACTATCTTTAGAGAAGCCAATAAAACCCACCACGTCTTTGTGTACACGATGCTTGACCGCCCACTCAACCCAACTATCGTAATCACTGCGCACTTCCAAGTGAACAAATCTATTTGCCAGCGGAGTTGGCATACGGAAACTGACACCTTTGTCGCTTTCTCTGTTACCGGCTGCAACAATTACCACATTGTCTGGCAACTGATACTTGCCTAATCTGCGATCAAGTACCAGCTGAAATGCTGAACCTTGTACTGCTGGAGCAGCCTGATTCATCTCGTCCAAGAACAGAGTGATAATAGGATACTGTTCGGCCATTTCTTTTGTTGGAAGATCAATTGGCTCGGCCCAGTCCATCTTGCCCAAGTCCTTGTTGTAAAAAGGAATACCGCGCAAGTCTGTGGGCTCCATTTGACCCAGTCGCAAGTCAATTGTGATACCGCCCAGTTCTTTGGTCAAATCTGCAATGATTTGACTTTTACCAATGCCAGGAGGACCCCAAAGGAATACTGGACGTTTGGCTTTAAAAGCACGAAGTAATCGGCTACGTGCTTCGTTGGGGGTAACGGTACGATTTTCGGATACTGACATAAAAACTCCTGGTTAAAAATGTATTATATAACGATTGTCATTTTGTGTCAAATTAGACATAAAAATCTGTTGTAAATCGGCAAGCGTCGTAAACTATTTCACGAACCATGGTGTCTGTGGCTTCTTCAAAGCCAGGCTCCTTGGCCAAGTTGACTAGAGCTTGCCACGTGCAAAGCCAGTTCTCTTTGTGTACGCGACTCAGCAAAACAATACCGTGAACTGCAGCATTACCTTCGGGTGTAAACATTCCGTAATCTTGAATCATTATCAACTCCTTGTTTGTTACTATACTCATATTATAGCAAAATTGCCATTTCTGGACAAATCCGGGTGTTGTTTTTATGCAACAAGTTCTGGGACTAGCAGAGCATTGTATATTTGGTCCATAGGGATGCCATTTTCCCTATATCCAGTTACCACAGTATTGAGATAACCTGAACTGGGATTTCTTGTTTCGTGACCCGGAGTCATAAAATAACTCATGGCATCTAGTATCTCTCCGTTAAATTCAACTTGAAAGATACCACGGTCATAGAAGTGCGGGTATCCTTCTAAGCAATCTAAATGCAACAAACAGTCGTCAGTGATATCCCATAACAAACCATCAACATAAGCAGTTTCGTCAAGTATGATGTCGGCACATCCAGCAAATCTAAAACTACAATCCAGCAATTTGGCCACCCCCATTCTACGAGACTGTGGGCACATGCCTCGCATGCCTTCTCGATTGGTATTCATACCATATGCAAAATATAACATCATTGCTCCAAGGTTAACAACATCAGCGTGACTTCTGCTTCGTCACGCAAATAAATCTTGCTCTTACGTGTATTGCCACTGTAACACTGTGTACGCCAATTCTCATTGCTTTGAGGACGGGTATATGTGTCATAAGTTGGACCAAATCTAGCTCTAAAATAGTCTGTGGCACGACTACGCATCATTTTGTCTTTAAGACTAGTATCAAACTCAATGATAGTGGTAAAACCCTGTCGAAAATAATTACGTCTGCCGTCGCTTTTAATTACCTTCATGTTTCAACCTATCTATAATGTCCTGTTGACTCTGTTTAAATTTTAACCACAATACTCGTGTTATTGTAGCAAACCATAACAACACAATCACTGGCACAATGTTGTAGGCAATAACAACAGCCAACCGGTTATCACCAGTAAATAGCACAGTTAAGGCCCCGGCAACTGCTGACATCATGCTACAGACCAACAACCATGCCAGTGAGGCCAGTAGTGGAAAAGCACTCATTACGGTGATAGTACTATTATAAAATTCCTTAACCCATTTTCGAGTTCCGTCACAAGCACTGCGACCAACCCATTTAAAAAATTGTACGATTTCGATCATTCTGGTACCTTAAACTTTAAACTGAACCATACAGCATCCCGAGGATCTCTAAAATAAAAATCTGCACGACACCTCTCGTGATAGTACTTTGGTTCATCTATGACGTCATTCAATCTATAAAACCAACGTCGGCCTGATTGTACGCCACCTGGACCAAAATGCTCTTTGCAAAATTCCTCTGCATCAAACACATTATGCCAATTACCAGCATTGATTTTAACGGTCTTTGCTTTAGTCAAATTGAACATCCACTAGTTTACCATCTTGAAAGATATAATACATTTCCAAATAGTATCCACCTCGCGGCACACTTACCCAAACACACCGGTTACCGGGACGCATTTCAAAACTATCGTAGCCACGCTGGCGCAGGTCTTCTGCGACTATCAAACGTTCAAACGCATTTACTTCATGCATCATTAAGCACCTTCCAAGTTTCTTCTCGTTCGGTAAAAATTAATTTCTGTTCTTCTAAAATCTGTCTACGCTGACTTGCATCCGAATCCACCCAGGCGTTTACTGCCGCATAACTGCCCCAGGCCGTTGCGGGCATGTAGTCCCGCATCCAACCCACTAGCCGTTTCAGTGCTGAAATAGATTTGCCGGGATGACTGTGACTCATAGCACCCACAAAGTCATTGGCCAGTACACTGGTAAAAAAACTGCCAGGATTGAATCCATACACCAGGTAGTTATACATAATTTGAGCGTATTCTCCATCCACTTCCCACTGGTCGAATGTTGCTTGTATTTTAAGGTCACTGTGTTCGGTCAAATTCATCGTTATCTCCGTTTGGTCCAACTATACTCTACACCATCAGTGGTGCGCCCATTCTCCACACTGTCAACGCCGGGCTTGCCGATATTGCCGGTATCTTCACTCACCATGGTCACAAACCTGAAGCCTCGCTTTCTTAACGTCTCGCAGGCCCGTAACGCCGAGGATAAGTCGTCCAAGGTCGTACTATACGGCTTGTCAAAATCCTCGGTCCAATACACTTTAAACATTGTCATTCATTTCCATTTTTAATAATACTAAACTTATTACACTTTCATCTCGAAAAGATATCATATAAGGTCTTGGCAGATTGATATTGGGCCTTCTACCAAATGTTCCTCGCCAGTCACGAAAACGAGCAACGACATCGCCACTTGTCGTGGTGTATTGGCTACCCAATACGGTCTTCATTATATTTTCCACACGACCAGATTCTCGATTCCAAGTGTCAAACCTAAAGGCATAAGTGTGCCCATACTCCTTGAATGCCTGGTATCTACGATTTAACTTTATTATTTTCATGCGACAAACTCTCTTACGGCATCAAATTTAGTACTAGCGGGAACCCACCTAAATTGCTCTCTCTTGCGAAAGGGCTTTTCAAAGTCAAAGTTAACCATGAACCAGTTCTTTTCATCGCTGAAACCGACAGTTGTGGCAAATTTAACAACATGAACCCACCTATTCTTAAATTTTGCAACAACCATTGTCATAATTTACTCCTTCATTATGTATTCAAACAATACCCACTTAGCACGATTCAGTAACTGACGCTGATCTTCGATAGTGTTAAAGTCAGGTTGCTCGTATGCCATCATTTCTTGTGCATCACTTAGGTAACTGGCTACTACCATTGCAGGGCCACTAAACTTAAAAGTAATGCTAGATTCAACTGCTTCACGCATGCCGGCTTCTGTGACACCATACATACGCACTTCTTGCTTTTCTTTCTCGCTTAAACGAGCATAAGTTTCTGTCGTCATTTTCAACTCCTTGTTTTTCACTATATCTTATTATAGCAGAACGCCCATTTCTGAGCAAAAACGGGCGTTGTAAAACTGCAACAAAAACTAGTACTAGAGTATTACTTTTTGAATATATAAATTCCTTCAGCCTTGTGCGTTTTTTCCAGTCTATTATTGCCAACTCCGGGTCGCACTGGCAATATCATGTGCACAGTTTCCACATGCCTAAATCCCAACTTTTCACTTAACTCAATCCAGGGTTCGACAATGACAAAAGAGTTCTTACCATGTCGATAGTCGGCAATGTTGACCGCATATATTCCATCTGCGGACAGGGCACGGTGCAACATTCGAATGGTAGGAGTCACATAACCCTCAAACCATGAATCCAATTCTTTATACCGGTTCATGCATTGTGTGGGCTCGTCGCAATAGCGTTCAAGATTGAAATAGGGCGGACTTGAAAAAGCAGCATCATAACGACCCGGGTCAGGATCAAATTCTTCACTTACTGTGTTGTGCATGGTAAATCCCGAACTCATGCCCTCGCCTGCAATCAATTCACCTAGTGCTTGCAGACCTGCAAAAGTTTTGGTATTGGGATCTATTCCAGTATAGTTGTACTGCATTCTACTGGTCATGGCACCCATCATGCGTCCACCATAACCGGAACTAAAATCTAACAAATCACCAAACAGTGTAGGACAAATATGTTCCCAAATGGCTCTAGCGTTCATGACCTTGAAGTTTTGTATGGTTCCGCCATTCACCAGCTCGAGCGCAGTTCTAAGATAGTTGGGGAAAACCGCCTTGTTGCCGTTGTCACGAAACTTGTAACAGATCTTGATAGCACGTCGTAGCTTGGCATCATGCCAGAATCTGCTTTTTAAACTCACAGTGTCATTGGTATTCCAAGCCGCATCCTGCATGTTGGGAAACCAAAAACGCGACAAGTTTTGTCCTGGACCTCCGCCACCAAGTTTACCATCAACCACTGCTTTGTTTATACGAGACAGATCTCTAGTGGCATGCCGAAAGCCTTCTAGGGTGTAATACTCTATGGGCAATATGCCTACACTTCGATATATGTCAAAAGCAGCATTTTCAATTGCTTGTCGGCCTGATTCATTTTGCTGATCCCAAGACTGTTTGGTTAATCGTCTTAGATCCTTTTCCACAGATTCATAGCCGGTGCAGACATCCTGAGTGGGTGTGAAGGCCCACTCGGCACACAGTTGATTGTAATACTCGGTTACCATGTGATGGTTGCAGGATCAACAGCTGTAACACCGTCGACACTTTTGGTCAATGTTAATTCGATCCAGTCGTATAACTGATCATACGGCACTTCTTCGGTTATCCATTCGTATTTGAAATTACCAGTCCCAGCAAATCTAAAACCTTCACTGTGACCTTTGATTTGAGATTCTAGCTCTCGTATCAAGCGTTCGGGACCGGTCCACAATGCACTAAACTTTACTCGGTGCCCAACATGTCCTTCATAGCCTTGAATACGACGCATCGGGTTACCGGTAATGCCAAAGCAGGTGCGTTCAACAATTTCGTTTGAATCGGGATCTACGTACTTGTGTCTCCACAAGTACAAATAGTGTGCTTTAGATTCCTGCATATGTAGTCATTCCGTGAACTTGCGGTAAAGCACATTTACCACCCCAGTTGATATAGTCCATGACCAAGATTGGTGTCAAGCAATTGTCACTCCAGGATTCAGCAAGATTATTTGCAATTTGGAAACGTTTTAAACGTTCTTTACAATCTTTTGTAAATCCCTTTGGTGATCCATATTTGGCTCTAAACAAATTGTATAAATCGTCTTCGGTTGCACGATCCAATTTGATAGCAGGTTTGCTACCTCTTGCCGCCGCCGCTAGTCTACCAAACGCAAGAATGATACCACCATCAACACCTTTTTCGCCACTGTAATATCTGTCGTGCCAGGCCAAGGCCCAGTCGAGATCTTTCTTGGCAAGGTCAAACACTTTTTTTTCTGTGTCATGCGCCGCAACCAAGTTAAGTCCATGAATGTAAGTAACCATGCCTGGAGTGGCCTGATTACGTGCGGCATTACTGGCCTTGGCCGGGAACATGTGATGCCGTTCAAGAATTTGCTGAATCTCTTCGCTCTGTACGTCCTCACGGAATTTGGAATCATAAAGTCTTACACCATTCACACGACTACGATGCAAATGATATGCATCAATACCTTTACGTCCACCACCATTAATAATACGGAAACCCAAATTACCAACTGCTTCTCCTTGCAGTGTAGTTCCTGGAACTACTAAATCTTCATCAAATGCCTTGACTTGAATCAGAGTATCGTCGTCAATGATTCCGGCTTTGTGTAAGACATAGAATGTACAAGAAGTTTGTTGACCCTCCCACGCACTGTATCTACCATTTTTAAGTCTAGTACACATAACTGGCATGGCAATACGCGGATCATATTTTGGAATAATTTGTTCTGCAATATGCAAGGCATCTTCCAAACGTTGAATTTCAACGTTCATGTCTAGGTCGCCCCAACGGACCAACACTAGCTCGCCAAAATGCTTTTGGTTATAGGTTTCACCATTCAGCCGTGCCTTGAGATTTTTTATTGCTTCCTGTACTTTTGTATTAGCAAATACTCTATCCCCACGTATTTGTAGACTTTCATAAATGCTGGTATTGGTGGGAGTAAGGGCTGTATTTTGTTGCTTCACAATAGCCGCAAATGGATTTGCACCTCGAGAAACTGTGCGCTGAGGTGTAGTTACTGATTGGGTTGTCATTTTTGATCCTTTAAAAATAATGTATTTTGTCTTTCGACTTCCCTAAACGTGTTAGGTTGCATCTATTATACAATACCAGCCATTAAAGGTCAAGAGTTTTGGCTATCTAAATTGTCTAGATATTGTGCTAGATTGCCAGCATGTAGTTGAAGCATGATGTAAGTGGCTTCGTCGATTAATACTAAAGTATTACCATATCCGATTGCATAAGGAGTGGTCAACAGTTTTTCCAATTGTAACAGATGCTTGGGATAGACTGCGTGTGCAGTTTTTAACCGATACTGTGGAAATTTTTTAATCATTGATATCCATTTAACACCATCTCGGCTGAGTCTTAGGCTGGTGGGATTAATTGGATTGGACCAAAATTGTGGCCATTTTTCGGGATCTAGATCTATTCCACTAGTGAACTGATCCTGCCAGTACTGTCTAAGGTTTGTAGATGGTGTCACCGGCTTTTAACAGTACAACTGAAAATTTATCCGACTTGAACAAGGTATTGAGTTTTTTGCAAAGATTGATTGCATGACCAGGATTGCTAAAACTGCACTTGCGATATTTTGGTCCTGGATAGCTGATTAAAGAATTACTGCTTCGAAGATTAACCGGCGCATTATCATAGAATACTGCATAGATACCTTCGGCCGCAAGAATCTGTTCGCTTTTGTATGTGGTTTTGTTTACGTTATCTAGTAATACTTTTGGCTTTGGTCGACTCATAAAACTGTTCCTTGATGTACAGTTTATTTATCAATAAATACGCAGATTATTTAAACCTACCGCCATCAACTTGGATTGTTACAGTTTCGTTACTGTTTTTTGCTTCTGTGGCCAATGTTGTTAAGAACGTCAGCAAGTTATATATTTCGGTATGAAGATTTCGTGCTTCATCTGCGGTCATGGTCAATAATTTTGCGTTACTCTGATTCATGTTTCTCACACGATCATTGAATGCACGTATGTGAAATGGCAAACTGTTATTCATTTGCTTCTTTCATTGCAGCCACTGCACGCTCTTGTGTTCGAAATGGTCCTTGATACTCATAACGATTTAGCGTTATCAACTTTGGACAAAACTCTCGAACCCAGACAGCATTATATTTTACTATGTAATGTCCTGCACAAAAACAACTTTTGCTTTTGGCATTTTTTGTATATATCGGCAGGTAGCGTTGTATGTCTAGTATTTGATTGTGCGGCTTGGTACTGGTGGGAAATCCGTACACATCATGCTCAACTGTGACTTTTTTCTTTTCTGCTGGAAGAAATGTTATATTGTATTTTTGACTTAGTATTTTAATGCTGGGAAACATTTCACGTTGATCGTCGTGCACATAGACCACCCCGCCTTCGTCCACCATCATGATGTTTCCAACTTTGGCGTGATTACTTTCCACAATCCATATCTTGTTTTTTACAACAGTTTTTGCAACTAGTTCGGTCATGTTATTCCTTTATGGGATACGCCGCTTCTAGGAAACTGACGTATTGATTTGTTTGCTCGCTCATTTTATTCAATTGAAATCGGCCACAGAATTTTAAAAATTGTGCACCAATCATGGGACGACTTAACGGGCGTGCACCTTGTACAATGGTGGTGGCAATCTTTTCCTTAATGTCGTTGGGTTGTGCAGTCAAGTCAACCAAGGTAACATTACGCAGGTAGTCATCTAAAACTCGATGTTCGACACCATTATGGTCAACCCATCGTTGTAACATGAGATTATTCCAGTTAAACCCTTTACTTTCCCTATCTGCAAAGGCTTCTGTGAGCCCCACTTTATTCTTAGTTCCTTTAGTGCGGACCCCGGGATAGGCCGAAAACACATTGTCACTAGCGTCCCCGCGCATACACTTCTCGAATAAAATCCACTTAGGGTCCGGAATTGTTTTTGCTTCCTTAGTTTTTTTATCGATGACTGCTTTACCTTTCTTGTCGAAAATACCCGTGATAGTATGGAGTTCATCTGCTATTCCGTTGTATTGATTTACATTTTCAGACAGCAACTGATGAAAGTCGCTGTCACTGCTTACAATGGTATGGTGATCGTCGGGGTGACTTTGGATCCATCCTGCCACCAAGTCATCTGCTTCCAAGTGCTCGTGCCTGAGAACAGTACAATTCGTCTTTTCGCTGAGAAAGGTTTTGAGAGCGTCAAAAGTTTCCCAGAACAACCGGTCTTCTTCGGCTTCGCTTTCTGTGAGTGCGGCTCTTGCAACTGCACGATTCTTTTTGTACGGCTCATAAAAGTCTTTCCTCCAACTGCGTCCTTCTAAACAAAATATCACATGATCGGCTTTTTGATCTCGGAAACACTTGGCCACACTGCCCAGTGTAACATGTATTGCAAATCCCAGTCGGTCCCAGGTATCGCTTTGACGATGTGCGGCATGCCGAGCACGGAAAAAGGTATTGGCAGTATCAACAATTAAGTAACGCATAAGATCTTGAATAGTAGTAATATATCTAATTATAGCAGGCTAACCATTCTGTGTCAAGAGCAATTTTCTATAGTGTTGTAGCAGAAAAACACTCCAGGCGTAGTGTGCGTCTGCTCCAAAATGATAAGAATTTGGATCGGGTACAAAACCTTTAGAAATTAACCAATTGTAATAGGTATAATTGCTATCATACGGTTCTATATACGAATGATCCCAATTGTATTCGGATATATGATTATTTGTTGTTACCAACTGTCCTGTTCGTATTGGTTCAAAATCTGAATATGTATTAAAAAATATATGTGGTATATTTTGATCTTTTAATAAAAGATGCAAGTTCCAGATTTGATTGTGCCATTTTAATAATTTTTTTTCTCGAGTAACATTGTTTTGGTCTAATACCCATTCTTTATATCGTTGTCTAAGTTCATCTGGAACCGAATCTCTACCACTGGCTGTAACCTGATAATAAGCACCATCATGACACCATTCTTCTCGCTCGATCGTGCTCCATCCTATAATAACTAAATCGGGTACAGGTTTGTTGCTTACTGTATTTATTGTGGTTCTCAGTATGCGATCATTGCTGCTGGCACTTTCGGCATCACAAGTTAATACTGCATCTAGTTCGTTTGCAATCAAACAACCATAACTCAATTTGATATTATCTGGATGTGGTTTGCGCCCCAGTGCCCAATATAAGGGATCGTCTTCGGCAAAGCAATAGGGATTGGCTATTTCGGCACCAGCACTGTGACTGTCACCATTTACATATACCATCATTCTTGATATGCCGGATTGGGAAATTCTAGTTCAAACACATGGTAAGTGCCGGTACCGTCTTTGTCTCTGAGTATTTCCATTGTGCGATTTTGTTCGGCTTCGTCTAGAGTTTTAAATATACCGCTCCCGATAGTGCCGGTACCAATGCCAGCCGGAGTTATATAAAGACCACCACTGATTGACAGTTTGGTCAATTGATAAAACTTTAGAGTGCGTGGTGGTTTTAAGCCTTCCATATTAGGTCCAATGTTCAGTAACGTAAAACTCTTCGGCATACCCATCACGCAGCCAATAACGATTGCGTTCAAGATTGATGATTTCGCCTACAAAATTTGTGTTAATTTCTAGACTGACAGAATTTTGTGGAACCCCATTAAAGGAATTTCTACACTCATGGTTGATACTGTACAACGACTTTGCAGTTCTTGCAATAGTTGTTAAGTATTCGTGTAGTGATTTTTGTGGCATCTCGGGCATGCTGTCGGTGTTATACACAACATCAATCATTTCTGTACTGGCATTAAACTGATCTGGAGTCATGAATCGGATTGGAGCATCGTGTGTTTCGAACGGTAATCGAATCTGATCTTTGCCGATGTTGGTGCCTAATTGAAATGCCTGAGCTGTTGACACCGCCGGAATATCTACTAGAGTAATATCTCTATAACCAATTTGATATAGCCAGTAGGCAACAAATCCTGCACCACCACCAATTTCCACAATCTTAGAATCTAATGGGAATTTGGAATTAATTTTTAGTGCCACATACAATGCAGATATATCCCGATCACTCATTACTCCGTACGGTGTATCAATTCCCCACATTCCACCTTGCCATCTAGGAGCATGAAAGTTGGGAATGGTATTGGATAATCTAGCGGCCAGACCATTGACTAGATCATCAATTGGTAATACCACCGGGCTAAATCCCTGCTCTCTGGTTTGTAT